TTAACACCTTCAACCATAGACATTTCTAGGTAGTCTTCCCAGCGTAGTCTGTTTTCATGCTCAGACTTTAAATACCATAAGTATCCAGAAGCTCCATTCTCAGAAGTAACTTCAATCCAACCAATCTGAGCAGTGTCAGAACCGTTGATTGAATAATGCTCCTTAAGAATGATAGGAGAATTGGTAAATGTAGCGTAGCTAGGATCTAGCTTTTCGTTAAAGTTACCAGTACCTTTTGCAAATTCAGATCCGTAAGCAAGAGCTGTAAATCTTTGTGCATTTGTAATTGCGGGTACACCACCTAGAGATTTAACTTGGAAGTATTGCCCACTCACGTTTGTTACAATACCTTTAATTACTGCACCACCACCACCAACAGCTGAAGTAGCTGAAGATTGAGCTTGGATCATTACTGTTTGCCCTTTTCGGAAATTAACAGCAGTTGTTCCTTGAGAAGTAATACCTAGGCTTGTAGGCTGTGCGGTTGGCACAAAAAAGTTACCAACATTACCACCTGTTGTAACAGCGCTAGCTGTACCTGGAGTTGTCCCAGAGGTTGGCATTGTGGCAGCATCACTAATGTAAACAATATTTGCATATCGTGTGTGCAATCTACCTTGCTCAGTCCAAATAATTTGATCTGAAGTAGATGGCATCTCCGCTGATACCATACGAAGAAAAGAGCCTATAGATCTGTTTCCATATCTTTCAACTTCTTGTTCGTATACATCAGGTAAAAATTGTTGTGCCCACTGATTAAATGAGCTATCTGTAAAATCAATATAGTTACCAGTATAAAGAGCTTTGCTTTGAGTTGGTTGCAAAGCTGCTGGTATTCCACTTGTAAAAGCCATTTTTTAAATTTTAAAAATTATTTATTCCATTTTATGCGCAACCTATTTGAGGAATCATTTTCAACAACTCTGACTTTACTATTTGGGTTTTGTACAGCGGAATTGTCGCTGCGGGGACTCATATCAATATTTTTAGATTTTTTTACTGTTTCTTTTATGGCATCGGCACGGCCTTGCTCGTAAAAGTGGGCTGCTAATTTATCAGCATTCCTTCCAGCAAATAAAGCTTTATGATAATCACCAACCTTTTCCATTTCGCCTTCTTTATTTAAATAAGGTTTAATAAAATTTTCAATTGTTGATTGAGCTGTTTTTACTTTTTTTGTATCGTCTACTTTGAACCTATATTTTTTATCTCCAACTTTAAAATCAAAACCTTTGAACTCTTGGTTAAAGAAATTATTTGTTCTAGTATCAAATGTGTTTTTTAATTTTTCTGCTCTTTCCTGTATTTTAGTTGCTTCGTTATAAAAGTCTTGAGCTTCCTTATATTCTTCAGGTACTTCATTTTGCTTTCTTAACTTAAGATCTGCATAGTATTTTTCCTTGGAATCATTAAAATGCTTTTGAGCTTTGTATAATTCTTCTTTAAATGCTAATTGCTTTGCTTTTATTTCAGCAGGTTCTGCAACCTCTTCATCATAAGCAAAATCTTTTTGCATTAAAAAATTAATATCCTCGTTATTTAAATGAGGTTTATTATTTTTATAATATTCATAAACTAATGTAGTATTATCCATTTTAGAATAGTCTCTATTAAGATTAACATAATCTTCTAAAGTACCATTTGTATCTTGCATAAACTCTACTAGCTTTTGGATATCTTCTGGGTATTCGTTTGTTTGTGCAATATCTTGTTCAGTATCTTGCACAATTTCTTGTTCAGATTCTTCTACAATTTCTAGCGTTTCTTCTTTTTCTTTTTCTTCACTTTGTTCGGTAAGTTCTTCAATGCTTTCTTGCTCGTTTTCTTCACGAACTTCTTCGCTAGTTTCGGGTTCGTTGCGTACAGATATCTCATCTGCGCTTTGCTCTTCACTGGCATCAGCTTCTTGTGTTGGAGGGGTGTCAATATTTACGCGATACACGCCATCATCTTGAAACCCATAGTTAGAATCTACTTCGCCACTTTCTATTGCTTGTTCAAGCACAGCAGCTTCTTTTTCTTGCGGTGAAGTTTCTTCTTTTACTTCAGCCGCTTTTACTTCAATGTTTTCTTCCATAAGATATAATATAATAGTTTAATTTACTTTGCCTCAAACCTAGACAGATCAAAACCTCCTAGTACATCATTGCCTTTTGACTCAAATGACTTTTTTGGTTTTTCTGTTTTAGGTGGGCCAGCTATAGAACTTACTGATATTTTTTTATCAGCAATTCTTTCTTGCGTTTCAGATTGTTTTTCAACTAATTCTTTTTGCGCAGATAATTCTAATTCTTTTAATTTTACGTTAAGATCATATTCAAATTGCATAAGCTGTTTTTTTGTTTCAGCTTCAAATTGCATTTTCTTAATATTTAGTTCGTTTTCAGCGGTAGATATTTGAATAGCAGAATCAGCTTTAACTTGAGCAGCTTGTGATTTTGCATTTTCAATACCAATTTGTGCCTCCCCTTGTGCTTGCGCTTGAGCTACAGAAGCTGCTTGTGCAGCTTGTTGATCTACAGCTTGTTTCTTTAATCTTCTAAACTTAAGCAGCTGATTAGCTAACTTAATATTTCTAACTTCTCTTATATCAATAGCGTCTTCTAAAAATATACTTTGTTGTGACAAAGCCATCTGTATATTAGCTTCTAAAGCCGCTTTTTCATTTTCATCTGGCTGTAAATCTAAAAATATTCCAAAATCATGCAAATGCAAATTATTCAGCTCTTTTAAAGATCCTACCGAAAACTGTCCTAAACTTGTTATAAACGCATCTCTTGTTGGATGAAACTCTAATACATCTTTAAATCTTGTTGAAATCGCTTCAGCTAAAGTAATTGTAATAAAAAGACTAGAGTCTAATATATGCCTTGTAGCAACATTGCTGTTAGCGGCTGCCATTTTTTGTACTCCCACTAAAGCTTTGGGGTCAGGGTCAGAGCCATCACGCGCCTCATTAAGACCGGTAATATCCCTTATCATTTGTAAATATTGGTTATATGCACCAATTAATAGTTGTACCTGATTACCGCCACCGCCAGGTAATTCTTGTATTGGTACTTTGCCTGGATTTGGATCACCCTCTACAGTTAAAGATCTACCTATAATAGATCCTGTTTGGAAATACATGTTTAAAGCTTCTTGAGGATTATAGCTTGTGCCGTTTCCTAAATCAATTTCAGCAAGTCCATCTGCATCTATATAAACTCCCGACGGAGTCATTCTCTGTATTGCTTGTTGCAGTTTTAAATGTGTAAGCTGAATTAAATCAGCATAGGGTGTCATTTTAGAAACTAAAGAATCTATTTTTCCTTTATATATTCTTGGGGCCGCTACTATATAATTCATTAATACTTTATTAGTATTTGAATGGGGCCTTACCATGTTAGTAGCTTTTTTCCATTTTAATAATTTATTAGCGCCTAATATATAAACCCCTTCGTATATAACCTCTTGTGCCCTTGCGACTCTTTCAAATCTTGTTCTTTTATCTTTTGGCGGGTCAAAAGAATCATCCTTTTCTATTGCTTTTTCTGCGCCAGAGGATATTTCTTTTATTTTATAAACATTTTTTTCCCACGTTTTCCAATTAAAATAAAGAACAGTAGCTATATTATTATCATAACTTTGATCACCTTCTCTATTGTAATTTATATTATAGTTTTGGTAGCCATTACTTTTTTTAGCAAGATCTCCAATTTCTTCGTTTGATAATTGAGGAAATTGTTTTTTAAGCTCGTTTATTTTAATTGTTTTTACTTCTCCAAAATAATAACAATCTGAAAAATAAGGATCCTCAGTATAAGACCATATTAAATTTGCTGGATCAACATAATCTAGCTTTATCCCATCTGTGTTATTGAAAGAGTGTTTTGCCGCCCCAATGCCTAATACGGCTATATCATAATCAATCCTAGGTTTTATATAGTCGTATTTATTTTGATTAAATATATTATCTATAGCCTGTTCTTCAGCTATCTCAATGCCTTGCTTGTAGTTAAGTTGCATAAATAGATCTAGCTCTTCTGTTGACCCAGGCAGCTTTTCTTTATCTATGTTTCTTACATTAGCTCCCAGCTGTTGTTCAATTAGATCTAACATAGAGTTGGTATTCATGTCTCTTTGGATACCTTCTACATATTTGGTTCTTTGCCCGGTAGATATAGGGTCTTCGCCTACAGCTCTTACATTATATAGCCTATCTTGCATACCATTAACAACAATGTCTATAAATTTAGGTATAATAGGTACAGGCTTCCAATCTAAATTGAGATATGACAAATCTCCATTAATCGCAAACTCATCTTTATATTTTCTAATTGATTGCTCACCTCTAGCATACAACCGTAACCTATGAAAATTATCTTTTAGCTCATAGTATTTGCCTTGGCTGCCATTCCCGCTATTAAACCACTCTTGCTCTATAGCTGTAGCTACCGCGGTGCCGTATTCAATACTTCTTTTCTCAGAGTCAGAAACAGCCTGACTAGGAAATTGAGAATACTTATTTTTTATTTTTGCCATATTTATTTAATTAGCGTGCTTTGATCGCCTTCATTCTTATATTTAGAGAATGAAAAATTTAGTTTTTTTGTTGTTCGTTCTTGTCTTGGACGGTATAAATGTTTTCTGCAAGCCATTATAGCTAGTCCACTGCTTATAGAAGCATCATGAGCTGTACGCTTTGATATATCAAATTTAGCCCAGTCTTCTAGTGTTCTTTGAAAATGCATGTTGCCGTGGTTATCTCCTTGATTACCAACGTTTTCTTCTATATACGATTCAATTGCAGCAGCGTGAGCTTGCTTTATATCTTCTGATGTATTTGGTATACCACCTAATTCTATTTCAGATTTAGATAATGCGCCTCGTAATTTATCAGGGCGATTCATAGAGAAACCTCTATAACCTCTTCTTTTTAAATGATAAAGTAATCTTGGTTTATTATTTTCTGCAAGTATAGGCATACCGTAGAATACTATTGCCATAAGAACATCTTCAAAAAAAACTTCCGCTGTTTGTGGTCTTGCTACGTATTCTAAAAAGAATTTGCTAGATGGAAAGTTAGGGTCCATTGAAAATGTTGTTAAGCCATGCAACGCACCATTAGATCCGCCCCCACCTACGGTACCAGAAATATCGTAACTATCGCAACCAAAGTTTCCATAGTTTATATTACCTGGATATTTAATACCGTTTTTTTCAACAATATTATTTCTAAGTTCCAACTTAGGGAGCCAGCTAACAAAAAATCTACCGTTTTTAGTGGGCGTCCAAATTACTTCTGTATCTTTTATTCCGTTTTTCCAAGAAAAACTTCCACGAGCAATATAACCTTTTGAAGTCATTTCTTCATTGTAATCTATTTGCTCGTATATTTTTGTTAAATTAAATAAAGAATGTAATGTTTCGTCCCTAAAAGCATGCTTTTCACTTCTAGGAAATTGCCTATAATATTCGTTCAATGCATCCGCATCATTCTTTAAGCCTTCTACTTCATTTTCCCAATGTTCAATAACTCCCGAACGTATGATGCCGCCATCAATTCCTTCAACCGGAGATGATGGTGTTTCGAATACAGGGTACCCATACTTATTAATAAACCCTTCGTAACCCCATTCCATAGGTATGAACAAAGAATATAATCCACTTGAAGTCTGTCCATTTTTATTTCGTTTGTCAACATCTGAATTATAATATAATTTTTTAAAATTATCTCCGCCTTTGTCCAGTGCGTTTGATGTAGACCCCATCATACATTTGCCAACAACTCTAGCCCCTAGTCTTAAACAAGTTTTAGTTACTCTCCAGTTATTTAGTATGTTATCGGGTCTTTCCCATTTACCAGATTCATCATGCACTAATAATATTAGCTTTTCTCCGTCATAGCTGTTGTCACCCGTGTTTTTCCAATCAATTGTTGTATCTAATCCCTGACCTAGTAATTCATCATCTGACTCTTTAAAAGAGTTTCTAGTTAATCTTCTTGACGGTAACTTATAAGACAATTCTGTTTTTGGTCTTTCCATACCGTCCTGTATGGGTTTAAAAAAGAAAGGGTAATTTACCGAGATTGGTACGACCTTATCGGTAAACATTTTTTTCGCATCAGCACCCGTTTTTGATAATATACCAAACCTCGAGTCTCTTGACGTCGTAGCCACATTAACAGTTTCTGATGATGCCATGAAGCTAAAGCCAGACCGTCTATTTTTGAGGTAACACATTCCGTAACACCTATAGTCTGCCTTGCAAGCTTCCCAGAAGTAATAAAATATCCTGTTTGCCTGCCTAAACTCGGGCGCACCCACGTCAATTTTTGTCCAGTTGAGGTACATATAGTGTGACCCTGTAATGTAACACGGTTCACCATTGCACATGAACCAATACCCATCATGCCTGCAATTAAACTCAGCATCAATATACTTGTAGTAATGTTCTTTAGTTTGCTCAGGGTGGTTCTTAAACTCATGTATTGATTTTATTCTTTTTAAAGATTCTGGTCTTTCCCTTCTTATAAATACTTGATCTTCTGCTTTTAGCTTATGACCATCCATTTTTTCAGGGGTTTGAGGTATTGCTATCTTAAGACCTTGAACCTCATATATATCTCCGATTGTACCGTCTTTACTTATGACTACACAATCTAATTCTTCGTTGTAGCCGTACTCGTATTTTTTAAGTCTATTTTTTTTTCTTACTTCTTTAGTATCGAGGTGATCTCTGGTAATGTTATAAAGTGATTGTTTATACATTATTTTATTCTGTCTTCTACACCTAAAAATTTTACTTTGTCTTCAATTTTTTTATCTGATGACAACTCTTCTATTCTTTCTATAATTTTAAATGAGTCTTCAATTGCAACCCATTTAGCCTGAGCCGCTATTTTTGCTTTCTCAGGTTCTAATTCAACTAAATTTATTTTTTGTCTTATAACTTTGTCAAGTTCAATTAAAGCAACTTCTGATGCTTCAATTACTTTTTTCCTTCGATCCATATTTTACTGTAACTTGATTTGATAAAACTCTATATAATTTTTGATTGTCTACATTAAATTCGTATTCTGAATCAGGCGTAAACCCAACCACGTCTCCTACGGACAATCCTAAGGACTTTAAATACTCGTTGCTATACACAAGCTCCCCAAACAATTCTTTTTCTTTTAAAACGCTCCATTTAGAATCGTCTTTTATAGGCTTAACAAAACAATAATTGTTTAAACACTTCCAGTCTTTATTTCTTTTATATGCATATATTTGATCTGGAGACACTGAGTACTGGCTTTCTGTAATAAAACTAGATGAATCTTTTTCTTTACCGTAAATATCAATCCATCTTCTAAAAACGTTATGATGCAATAAAACTTGGTCACCTTTTTTTAGCTCAGAGCTATCTAATATTGGAACAGAAATAACTTTTCCTATTCTATTAGTATACATAAAATCTCTCTCTGATATTTCTGTATTTAGTATAAGTTCTTTGTCTTCTACTCTAGTAGAGTTATTGTATCTATTTTCAGAATATATAATATAATTGTAAAGTGATCGCATTAATAATCTAAATTGTATTCAACTGATACGGCCATGTTTGAATTAAAATGTTTCCATGGAAGTATCTCATCATTTTTTTTAATAAATATTTTATAAGCGCCCTCTTCTTCTAGTATGTCAGATATTGTATGACCACCGTAAACTTCTTGACCAACAGAATAATGCATTGCTTCATTCTTATAATCTTGGCCAATTGATATTTTTCTAATTAATTTCATTTTAATATGTCCAAATTGTTGTATCAGGTGCACCAGGATATCCAATACCTAAATGCATAAATCCTCTTTTCCTGCTAATACCTATTCTAGTAAAACCAACTTCAATTGCTGCTTTTACTAATCTAAATGTTTTTTCTCCGCCTACACTTTCAATATCTACAGCGGCACCGTATGCATGCTCGCCTGGTTGTTTTTTTGCAGCCTCTATAGGGTGTTCAGGACTTCTGTAGTCAGATGTAATTTTTATAGGGTAGCCATATACTTCTCTTAATTTATCTAACATTGAAAGAAGTTTTTCATCCATCATTTCAAAGCCGTTAAACTCGGACTCTTCAAAGT